ATCCCCAACAAATACACCAACTTATTACTCCGATAAACAACAAGCATTTGCTTCAATAGGAGATGGCTTAAGTGATACGGAATCAGCCAACTTATATACTGCGGTTCAAAAATTCCAAACTTCACTTTCAAGACAAGTATAAACTATGGACGGATATAAATTAACTATAAATCAAAAAGAATCAATTCAAGGCGTAATGTACGCTCCAGACCAATACTTCAACTGTGTCCAAGATATCAATGCAGATTGGTTTACTTTTTTGTCAGCTGATGACATCGTAATAATAACTAATTCAGAATGGGCGTGGATACTTGACTGTCCTTTTGTTGAGTATGTTCCACCAATTCCACCGACTCCGATCAATGAGTAATAACGATAACATAGCCGACGCATTAACGACAACTACATTTGTTGGGGGCATTGCTCATTTTATGACAAGCGTGCAACCCATCGTTTCATTCGTATGGGGTTTAGTGGCTATCGTATCGGGTATCTTTGCTATTCGTTACTATTACTTTAAAACTAAAAACATCAATGGCAAAGAAGGGGAGTAAGGTTGATGTACTAAAGATGTTTAAGGTGAAGCCTAAAAAGAACAACAAAGGCGTTCACTCAAAGAACAATAAGCCAGATAAAAAATATAGAGGTCAGGGACGATGCAGATAAAACTAAAACCATATTTCAGCCCAACACAAAAGCAAGTAAGGATGTTTGGGGATGCCATCGCTGGGGCAACTATATTTGTAGCTTCATTTAATCTTAATGATCCAGAGCTTATGAGATGGTGTGCAATTATTGGTGGTTGTGGTAAATTATTAAGTAATTTTATTCAGGTAGATGGTATCAAGTAAACAGTGTTTAGTAAAATTCGGTGATCCGTCAGCATCTAACAAGTGTATGACACTATGGGATGTGCCTACGGAATTGGAAATTGGGATAATACCTAAAAGAATATTTTGTAATAAGTTAATGGTTGAGCCACTTAAAAAGGCATTTAAGAATTTAATAGACACTGGAGCGGTTAAGGAATTGAAGACCTGGGATGGTTGTTTTAATATCCGTAAAAAAAGAGGCCTATCAACTATGAGCTTACATTCTTGGGGATTGGCTATCGATGTAAACGCCTTTGAAAACGGATTATACCAAACGCCTAAACTATCACCGACATTCGCCAAATGCTTCACAGATGCTGGGTTTGATTGGGGCGGAACCTGGTTACGCTGCGATGCGATGCATTTTCAATTAGCATCCTTATAAGGTTGCATTTTTAACAATTTAAAAAATTTTATCATATTTATTTTGTTTTTACAATTCTAAATACTACCTTTGTGCCATCAATATGAAAACAATAGAACTTTTTAGACTTGCCAAGAGATTTGAGCAACTCTATCGAATCAAAACAAGATTGCCGATTGAGGCCGTTGGTAATGTGGTTACCATTTCAATGCACTATGAACACTTATTTGTGTGGGCCTTGCAACAAAAAAAGCACTACAAATTTGAAATCATTATGGGTATGTTGGTTGCACAAAAAAAATATGGTGAATCAATCTTAAAAATAAACCTATGGTAATTACAGAACACTTGCCGTCAATTATACAATACACCGAGGACGATGTTATTGAGTTTATGAAATTAAAAAAGGGCGATTATCTTTTTTGGTGGAGTGAATTTGGTGATGGCCCTCGATTCGTCAACAAATTTGAAGAGATGCGAATGCGTAATGGCATCCCAATCATCTATTCACAGAAACAATATGGTGGCTTGGTTTGGGGATACCTTGGCCAATACAAAACAATCAAGAAAAATATGAACTATCCACCAAGTATGTTTTGGAAAATTACAAAATAAAATATAAATTCGCAATGTCAAATATGAAATACAACACAGATTTAGGGGTTGGTAACTATCCTACCTACCAAATGATTGAGAACCTTGACGGTATCATCAACATCGAACAATTTTTATTATCTAATCCAAGCTTTGATGCACAAACACTTTACCTTTATGTATACAAAGCCATCAGAGGCAAAATAGTGGAGTATTCAGGGGATAACCCAGAACCACTTTACAAGATGCTTATGATACTATTGGATGAGATTGAATGGGACATTATTATCAAACAAATAGAATATGGAAGAACAAACAATGCAAGTGGCCTTGAGTGAGGTGTTTGCTAAAAGCAATGAGGAGTTAGCCGACGCAATGGGCATTAATTACAACACAATAGCTTCGTGGAGATTTAACTTCAGACACAATGCTATGAGCCAAGAGAAAAAAATCGAAATTTTAACAAGAATGAATTACACTTTAAAACAAGAATCATTATGGAAAAAACAAGCACAGTAAACCACATCCAAGCCAGTGGGACTTGGGAATCAAAGTACGGAACAATGTACAGATTTGAAATCGGCTTCACAAATGGTGATGTCGGAGACTACAACAGTAAGTCTAAAGACCAAACATCTTTTAAATTGGGCGAAGAAACAACCTACGACATTACAAGCAAAGATGTCAATGGTAAATTGTTTCACACAGTAAAACCTATCAAAGCACCTTTCGTGCCTTTCGCATCAAAGCCAAGCGATCCTGATAAAGACAAAAAGATTGCGAGAATGAGCGTACTTAAATGCGTAACTGATTTGGTAGTAAGTGGGCACATCAAGTTTGAAAGCTTATTTGAACACGCTAAATACTTCGAAGCTTATGTTGAATCTGGAGTTAACCCATACTTTGAGATGTTGGGCGAGAAGTTTGACTTAAAAGCAAAGAAAATAACTAAAGACAATAGGGAAGATTTGCCATTCTAACTATGCTAAAAAAGAAAATATCCCCTATAAGTGTATTATCTGAGTTAAGGATGATGCACAATGATGTCAATTTAGGCTATTCTGAGCCTTTAGAACTGCTTATCGCACTTAAACAGATACAAGATACCATCGATAAGATTTCAATCGATTTAAACGAAGATTTTTTAAAGTCTGCAAATCAGTACAATAAGCAAGAGTTCAATGGTTATGTGGTTGAAGTTAGAACTGGAGGCGGAAGATACGAATACGACCATATACCAGAGTATGTTGAGCTATCTGCCAGGCTTAAAGCTATCCAAGATGTTGCTAAACAATCGTATAGGTTGTCTTTAACAAACAACGGAATGATCAGCGAGGAGGGTGAAATAATGATGTCTGCTAAATTTGTGCCTTATAAAGATAGTATTGTATTAAAGAAAAAGGGGCAATAGCCCCCTAATCCCGTCAGATATGAAAAAATTACTGCGAATGTAATATTAATATTTGGAAATTACAAAACAAACTTTATATTTGCAATAGGATTCGCGTCCTAAGTAGTTATGAATAATATTTTAAATAGAGCATTGGCGAGTATTAGACTGGGTTTAACTACACCCACGCGAAAGTCTAAGAAAACTAATGCTCTTTTTTTATTTTATGATCAACAAACAATTTATAGATGATAACGAAGCATCTATTACAACAGAGAAAAATGGTGAATTTGTAAAAATCACAGTTAAACTAAACCGACACATTATTGAGGTCAATTTAGGTAAAGACGAAACAACTGAACTTATCAAAGAACTTTTATTCATTACTAATTATGCCAAACAATAAAGACTATATTGTTGTCCAAGGTTGGATGATTAACGACCTTAATTTAAATGGGAATGAATTAATGGCTTATGCTTTAATTTATGGATTTACTAAAGATGGCCAGTCTGAATATACTGGTAGCATCAATTATTTAGCTAATTGGTTAAACTGTACACGAAAAACTGCGATTAAAATATTGCACGATTTGGTTGACAAGAAGCTTATTAAGAAAACGCAAATAGAGGTTAATAATGTGATATTCAACAAGTATGCAATAATTACACCACTAGTGCAAAAATTGCACCAGGGTAGTGTAGAAAATACACTAGGTGGTAGTGTAAATATTACACTGGGGGGTAGTGTAGAAATTACACCCAATAATACTATATTAAATAATACTAATATAGATAATACTAAAGATAATATAAATACTTGTTTTTCTTTTGAATCTTTTTGGAATTTATATCCAATTAAGAATCAAAAACAAGATGTTATTAAAAAATATCAAAAACTTACTGAATTACAAAGGGCGGAAATTCGGGCGACGCTTCCGAAATTTTTAGAGTTTAAGCCTTTTGCTAATTATAAACATCCTAATCCTTTAACTTATATAAATCAAAAACGGTGGGAAGATGTTATTGTAACTTTAAAAGAAGAAAAATCAATTAAATGGGATTAAATTTGAAAACTATGTATATAAAAGACGCACAAAATAAAGAAATAGGCAAGATACTAGAAAATGTTTGTATGCTTGCCGACCTTGACATTCCTAAATATCCAGCCGAGATTGTTGAATTTATCAAACAAAACTATGGCAAATACAATATCAATGTCATCAAGGATTCAATGGACAAATGGATTATGGGTATAATTGATGTAAAGAAACCTGAACGACTAAACGCTCAATTTGTGGCAACAGTAATTTATAAGGCTATCAATAGCGGTTTGCTTGGCGAAATTGACATCCAAAAGCCACAAGTTAAAAAGACTGAAAACTTTGTGAAGCTTACTCCAGAGGAGGAACGCCAGGGGTATGAAGATATGAGGAAGGTTTGGTATGAGTACGAAGAGACTAAAAAGTTTGATTCGTTTCCAATGTTCTTTAGCTCAAAATATGAGTTTATTAGGACTTTTGATGATATGCAATATCCAGAGTTTGTACTTGAAATAATGATCAGCGAGTTAAAACTGGCTTTAGAGGACAAATACAAAAGAGACCAAACTAAAAACAACCCATTTATGACATTCATTAACAATTTTTCATTGCCAAATATTAATTGGAGAATGTTTGCTTGTGTATGTTTACATTATAGAACTTGTTATGCCAACAGAAATATTCAGAGCTAATTTATTAGTCCAAATAGACAAAGGGCCAAAGTGGGTAAAAGATGTGGTATACAAGCACACCGATGGGTATTTTACCCGAAAACGCTATTTTAAAGAACCAGTGAAGGTTTTACAAGTTGAAGTTATTAAAAGTTTGGGGTTTGACTGCCTACCTGAAACAAAATCGTAAAGATGCGTTTTTGTGTTAATGGGGCAAATCAGCAAAAAAGGATTAATTGTAAGAGAATACCTTGCAAAATATCCTCAATCATCCATTCGTACACTTGCACAGTTACTTATGGAGCATTATCCGACACTATTCACGAATTATAATGCAACCAGGTCAAGTTTAAATTTTAATTCTGGGAGAAGATTAAAAGCATCCAATCCTATCAAAACAGAAAGAGTCCAATCAAGAGAAAACCCATTTGGACTTCCAGAATCAAGGGCCAATGTCAGAAAATTTGTAAAGATTGAAGGTGCGACAAGAGTGCTTTGGCTTTCAGATATACACTTCCCAAATCAAGACAATGAAGCTTTGACGGCAGCTTTGCAGTTTGGGTTAGATAATCAGATTGATTGTATCGTATTAGGTGGTGATATTTTGGATAATGAACCATTCACCAGCCACGATGCTCCTCCACCACTTTATTCAGAAATTCGCCAATGGTTTGAAATGGTGTCTGATTTCCTTGATATGCTTAATGACCGTTTCAAATGCCCGATACATTGGATTGAAGGCAATCACGACAACTGGTATAAGCGTTACTTAATGAAAAAAGCTCCAGCATTGTTTCACGATGAATACTATACCTTATCTTCAAGGCTTAAATTAAGAGAAAAAAATATTATCTGGCACGATCAGAATATCATTCTTATGGCTGGAAAGTTACCGATGACCCACGGCCATATGATTGTCAAAGGATTCTTTAGTCCAGTTAATCCAGCGAGGGGCGTTTACAATAGGATTAAATCTTCAATGCTTATTGGTCATTGCCATACCACATCTGAACACTCCGAAAGTATTTTAAACCACGAACTATCAACGACCTATTCAACTGGATGCTTATGCGAGCTTGCTCCAGATTATGACCCATTTAATACTAAACACAACCAGGGCTTTGCAATGATTGAGATCAAAGAAAACGGGAACTATCGAGTACACAATAAGCGTATTGACTATTTTACTAAAGAGATTTACTAATGCTTGAGCTTGACATATTTCAGCTAACCGATGCCCAGCTTGAAAACGAAGACGAGGGGTATGTTATGTCGGAATGTGATATTGCTCCCAGGTTATTCATACACATAGATTCATTTGGCAAGTACATTGACTACGATGGCCTGGAGTACACAAGTATTTATTCTGGTGGTATGGAGTTTATTTCAATGCTATCCTATGAGGAATTTAAAGTAATGTACTTTAAACACTACAGAATCACATAAATTGTGAATATTTTTTAAGTAACTCTTTTTAAATTTAAAATTTTAAATGTACATTTGTTTCAGATATGAAAATAAACGAAACAATAGAGGACATTTTGATGTATCAAAAGCACACAAGGGACTGCGATTATTACCTTTATAATCAAATCTTAAAGCTTTACAATGCTCAAAACATCACTGCACTTGAATTACTCAAGGCAATGAAGAACAAAACCATTCCGTCTTTTGAATCAGTATCGAGGGCAAGGCGACAATTACAACAAATGAGGCCAGATTTAAGGGGCGAAAATTGGGTGAATCGTCAAACAACTGAACAAGACAAACGCAAAAAAGAATTAGGCTATGTATAACGACGACGATAAATACCAACTAATGCAAGCCATCATATTTTTTATACTTGGAATGCTTGGGTTACTCGCACTTATTGTTTGGGCAAGTTTATGAAACACGAGGAAAGCAAATTGCAGATAATGTGCGTCAAATGGTTTAGGTTTAACTATCCTAAACTTGCACGATTGTTATTTGCAGTGCCTAATGGTGGCAAACGCTCACTTATAACGGCTAAACTTTTAAAAGCAGAAGGAGTATTGTCTGGGGTGGCTGACCTTGTATTGCTAAAACCAACAGAACAATACCACGGTTTGTGCATTGAAATGAAAATTAAGCCAAACAAACAAACAGATACTCAAAAGGAATGGCAAAAGGATGTCGAGGATAACGGATTTAAGTATATTGTTTGCTATTCATTTGAAGACTTTGAGGCTAAAATAAAAGAATACCTATGCTGACACTTCAAGACTTTGCCAATAAGCATAAAGAATGGCTCAAAATAGCTAACTATTTGGGTGCTGATTCATCAACGGCAAAGGAAATTGTTCAACAGATGTATCTAAAAATAGGTGAATTGCAGATAAAAGAAGGCAACCTTGAGAAGTTAGTCAACTATTCTGGGGGTATCAATACGGTTTATGTCTTTAAAGTGATTCAGAATCTATATTACGACTTCCACAAACGCAAGGAATACGGTGCGGACTTCACCAATTTTGAATATGAGCTTGAGCCAGTTGATGATCAAGAGCAAAAATATCAGGTTTTAATACATAAACTTAAACGAATTATACAAGGGTTTGGGGAATATGAGCAAATGCTTCTTGAATTGTACTTTGTAAATGGTTGCAGTTTAAGAGACATCGCTAAAAGCACTGGAATAGGTGTACATTCAATATTTAACACAATAAAAAATGCAAAAGAAAAACTTAAAAAACAAACAAAAAACGATTATTCAGAGTATCGAGAGTCCAGAAACGCAAGAACGAGAATCATTAGGTTTGGGGGACACGATTGCGAAGGTAACAAAAGCGACTGGGATTGATAAACTTGTCAAGTTCATAGCTGGGGAAGACTGTGGATGCGAACAAAGGAAAGAGAAGCTTAATAAGTTATTCCGATATAAGCAACCATTGTGCTTAACCGAGAATGAATTTAACTATTTAACCGAGTTTCAAAAAGTAAACAACACAACTTTGACAAAACAAGAGGGAGACGAGATTGCGACAATATGGAATCGTGTTTTTCAATCAAGGAAGTTTTATAGACCTTGCACTTGTAACCCAAAGGCTTGGCAAGATATGATCAATGACCTATTAATCATTTACAAAGAATATGGCATCAATTAGCATCAGTTATTTATATGACCTTAATCCCGATCCAAAAAAATACTTTCGTGTTTGGCACGATGGTCTTATAGTTGGTCAATTTGAAAATCGTGAAGAGGCGGAACTTTTAAAAAATTATTATAATGAAATCAAAAATCAAACTTATTCCGATCAAGGAAATCAAAGAGAACCCAAACAATCCTCGTAAGCTAAACAAGGATAAGTATCAAAAGCTTTTAAAATCAATCCAGGACTTACCCCAAATGCTTGAGTATAGGCCTATTGTGGTTAATTCAGATATGATTGTCCTTGCGGGCAATATGAGACTAAAGGCATTAAAGGAATTGAAATACAAAGAAGTGCCTATTATTATAGCCGATGAGTTAAGCGAGGATCAGCAAAAGGAATTTTTAATTAAAGACAACCTTGGTTACGGAGAGTGGGACTGGGATATGATTGCAAACGAATGGGATTTGCCTTTGCTTGAGGATTGGGGTATGGATTTACCGACAGACTTTACAACTCAAGAAGAACTTGAAGCCGTTGAAGATGATTTTGATGTATCAGATGAGATTCAAACAGATATTGTACTTGGAGACTTATTTGATATAGGTGAGCATAGGTTATTGTGTGGTGATAGTACAGATAGCGACCAGGTTGCAAAATTAATGGATGGCAATAAAATAGAAATGGTATTTACCGACCCACCTTACAATATAGATTATCAGGGAGTAAAAGATAAAAGAGATAAAATAGCAAATGATAAAATGAGTGATGATGATTTTACTAAATTTATTTATGATGCTTTAAATGTAAATTCTGATACTTTTTATGTTTGTTGTTCTTGGCAATTTTCTCATTTATTTAGGAAAGCAATGGATGATTTACAAAAGCCAGTTAAATCATTTATAGTTTGGGATAAAGTAAATCCAGCTCAACACTTAGATAAATATTTTAAACAACATGAAATTATTTTATATCATGGAAAATTTGGTGGGCAGAAAACAATTAGAGGAGATGTATGGCAAACTAAAAGAGAAAGAAATACGGTTCATCCAACTATGAAACCTATTTCATTAATTGAAATGGCAATGAAAGATAACCCTGATAAAAAACAAATTTATGATGCTTTTCTTGGCTCAGGCTCAACAATGGTAGCATCGCATCAGCTTAATCGTAAATGCTACGGAATGGAATTAGACCCTAAGTACTGCCAAGTAATAATTGACCGAATGATTAAACTTGATCCAAGCATTAAGATTAAAAAGAACGGAAAACCTTATGAAAAATCACACTAAAATATATCTGGATTATTTTGGGTATGATACATCGGACTTCATACCCTGCGAAGTATGTGAGGCCAGAGCAACTGACATTCACCACATTGAAGCCAGGGGAATGGGCGGAAGAACATCAAAGGATAATATATTTAATTTGATGGCACTTTGTAGGCCTTGCCATATTGAGTACGGTGATATTACAGATTGCAAAGAAGACCTAAAAAAAATACACAAGCTACGAATGGATATAGGTAAGATTTGAAATTGTAAAACTAAAATACTATATTTGCATCAATATGAAAAAATTAACACCACTAACTACACAAACGCTTGACTATTTACAAGAGCGTAACATTAACCCAATCAAATTTTCAGAATGGCTACATTTCATCAAAACAGAGAACAAGGCGAGGTATATGACTACATTAACCCAAACCACTATAAAACACTAAACAAGGAAGTCTGGCAAATGATGGTTGATATATGGGGCAAAGATGCGTTTAAGTTGCACTGTCAAATGTGTGCTTTTAAATATAGAATGCGTTTAGGCAATAAACCAAACCAACCTATTGACCAAGATTTAAAGAAGGCTCAATGGTATGAACAAAAAATAAAAGAGTTATGAAAAAAAAATTGACTGCCGTAGATTGGTTTTCTAATCAATCTTATGAATTATTTGAACAATATTCAGAAGGTAAATTTGATAGAATACAATTAAATAAATTAATGCTTGTTGCTACAGATAAAGCTAAAGAAATGGAAAAAGAGCAAATGATTGAATTTGCACAAGAGGTTTTTAGAAATCGTTATAATCAAATTACTCAATCATTAGGTAATATAGCAGATGAAATTTACAACGAAACCTATGGGAAATAAACAACAAACCGCAATAGATTGGCTAAGACAAGAGTGGTTGAAACGAGATATGGATATTTCACTTAAAGAGTTATTTATTAAAGCCAAAGCAATGGAGAAAGAGCAAGTAATTTTTGCATATAATCAAGGATATAGAGACGCAGAACACGACTCATTAAATATACCTTTAAGCATTGGAGATATTAGTGAATTTAATAACGCAAAAGAATACTACAAAGAAACTTATGAAAATTAAATCAGGCAAGTGGTATACTTGTATATATATATGGCCTTCATTGATACTAGACTATGAGGAAAATGAAGTAATAATTAACTTGTCATTCCTTATTTATTGGATTGAATTAACCATAAAGCTAAAATGAATATTCAACAAAATCTACAGTCTAAAAAGGAAGCTTTTCTTGAAGTTTTAGAGAAGCACCTTGGAATAATAAGCCAGGCAACTAAAAAGTTGAATATGGATAGAACAACTCCATATAAATGGATGCGTGATGATCCAGAGTTTGCAGATAAAGTTCAAGAGATTCAAAACCTTGTTTTAGATTTTACTGAATCAAAACTATATGAGCTTATCAGAGATGGCAATCCAACGGCTATTATCTTTATGCTTAAAACAAAAGGCAAGGATAGAGGCTATATTGAACGCAAGGAGATTACGGGAATGAACGGCAAAGCTTTAGACATAAACATTGAGGTCATCAATAAACTTGAAGAGTAATTGTGTATTTGCCCATTTAGAGCAAAGCACCAAGCGTTTTACAGTCGAGCAAGGGGGTACTCGTTCTGGGAAGACTTACAATATTCTTATTTGGATTATATTCAAGTATTGCTTATCCAATCAGAACAAAATAATTTCAATAGTAAGGAAACACGGCCCAGCACTTCGTGGATCAGTGATGAGGGACTTTTTTGAGTTACTTCGCAAATATGATTTATATAACGAAGAGGATCACTATAAGTCTGTAAACGAATACCACCTAAATTCCAATGTGATTGAGTTTGTCAGTTTAGATGAACCACAAAAAATTCGTGGTCGCAAAAGACACTTACTGTTTGTCAATGAGGGCAACGAGTTGAAATGGGAAGATTTCTTCCAATTAAACATAAGAACAACGGACAAGGTAATAATTGACTTTAATCCATCAGAGGAATATCATTGGCTTTATGATAATATCATCACAAGGCCAGATGCCGAGTTCTTTGTAACCACATATAAAGATAATCCATTCCTTGATTCTAACCTGGTGGCAGAGATTGAACGGCTTAAGGAAGTGGATGAAACATACTGGCGTATATATGGGCTTGGACAAAAGGCCCAATCTAAACTATTGGTATTTAATTATGAGGAGATTGGCAATATCCCTCAAGAAGCTCGATTTATTGCTTATGGTTTAGACTTTGGGTATACTCAAGATCCAACGGCCCTGGTTTCTGTTTATCTTTATGATGACAAGATTTATTTGGATGAGCATATATACCAGAACGGAATGACAAACAAGGATATTGTGGATGTGATGAGGTCTTTAAACATAGATAGGCGTGTAAACATTTTTGCTGATTCAAGTGAACCGAAGTCAATCAATGAGATTCATTCCTTTGGGTTTAATGTAAAGCCCACTGCTAAAGGCCCAGACAGTATAAATATTGGCATTGATATGATGCGAAGATATAAGATACATATTACTACACGATCAACCAATTTGATTAAGGAGTTCAGAAACTATAAGTACATTCAGGACAAGGATGGCAAGGCAACCAATAGGCCAGTGGATGCTTTTAACCACGGCATTGATGCTTCCAGGTATGCAATATTCAATTCATTTAACCGCCCTAACTATGGCAAATATTCAATCAGATAAAAATATTTGTATATTTGTTTTGTAAATATAAAATATAAGTGTATATTTGCTCCATCAAATATGAAAAACATAATAAAAAACATCGCATTACACCTATTCAATGCTATTATGATTACGGCATTAGCACTTGGCACTTTAATCGCTATTATAGAACGCTTATGAACCTAAACGAAGACAATTGCCCATCACACGACCTTTATGAACTTGAGGAGTTTGTTGAAAGCCATTTCAATGACTGCGACGAGAAAATTAGAGAAGAGGCTGTATATATCCTTGAAACATTAAAGGAAGATATTTACTACGGCACTGGCAACGCCCAAAGGGTTATTACCGACGCCCACAATAAAATAGTTGATTTATTCAACAAGTATGTCGACACAGATAGTTTCGGCGACCATTCAATATTCTAAGGGGGCATAAAAGCCCCTTTTTTCGTAACAAAACGGCTTTTTTGGGTTTTATTCTCATATGGAGAGAAGCCTAATCGTACCAACAAGCTTAAAGGATATTAAGTTGCATCAGTATTTGGAGTTTGAGAAGCTCCCAGAGACATTGAGCGACTTTGACCGTGCGGTTCAAACCATTTCTATATTCTGCGAAATTAACACGCACGAAATTAAAAAGATCCCTTATCAAACACTAAAGCAAATTTTAATCAGAATCGAAGAGGCCCTCAAGGAAGAGACTGCCCTGGTTAAGACTTTTACATATAACAATATTGAATATGGCTTTGTGCCTAATATAGACGAATTAAGCACGGCTGAATTTGTGGACATAGATAATTACCAAAAGGAGCGAGATAATCTATATAAGGTTATGAGTGTACTTTATAGGCCTACTATTGTAAATGATGGCAAACGCTATGATATTGAATCTTATAATGGCAAAATAAACGAAAGCTTCCAAGAGCTACCAATGAATATTGTAAAAGGAGCCATTGTTTTTTTTTGCGATTTAGGGTACGACTTACTGAATTATATCCAGAAGTGTTTGCTGGAGGAGAAAACGAAGGACTCGGAAATGCTGGAATTGCAGCGTTTAATAAAAAGTGGGGATGGTACGGTCTCATTTACGGACTTACTGGAGGCGACATCCTTAAAACTGATCAAGTGGTCAAGCTTCCAATTCATAAAACCTTATTGTGGCAATCTTACATTCTCGACCTTCAAGAAGTTCAAAACACAGAGTTAAATAAAATAAATGCAAAAAGATAAAAATCATATAGGCACTGCACTGGCGTTTTGCAAAGATGTGGCAACCGAAATTGGGGCGAGATATTCCCACGGTAATATAACCGAAATGAATATGCGTTCAATGTTGGTTTACCCATATATGCATACCAATGTTGGCCAGGTGTCTTTAGGATCACCAATGGCAACTGTTCAGGTAAACATAATGATTGCTGACAGAGTAAACACTATCACAACAGAAAACCAAGGTTTAAACCAAGAGACGCTTTATTCTGAAATTGGGTACACAGAAAATAACAACTATGCAATGGTGCTTCAGCAATTATATGTTGACTTTGCCATCGCAGTTAAAAAATACGAAGAGCTTTATTACAATGCCTTGGAAGTTCAAAGGCCAATTCAATTCACTGCATTTGAGGAGACTTATGATGATGTCATTGCTGGTTTTACTATTAGCTTGAATATAGATGTTGCCAATCCAATTGTAACCGATGGATACTGCTAATCTAAATATAGGCATTAAAGAAATGGCGACATACTTTGCCAACCAGATGAAAATTAATCTGGGGTCTAAAGTTAAGCGTAAAACTTATAGGACTAACTGGAAGAACGGTAAACCGTTAAATACCAGAATCAAATCCATAAGGGCCAACCATATTGCATCTGGCAACTTGCTAAAATCTATTAAGGTTGTAAAAGGAGTGCGAGGCGGTTATGGTGTTACAATGTGGGATTATGGCAAATATGTAAATGGGGGCCGTGATAAAGGCAAAGGGATTCCAGCATTAGCAATGCAACGATGGATTCAAAATAAAGGATTAAGGCCAAGGAATCTATCAAGTGGGGAGTTTAAAAAGAATACAAAGAATAGCCGAAAGGCAATGGCATTTTGTATGAATAGAAAAATCAAGTATTTTGGGATTGAAGCGTTCCCATTTATTGAAATTTCAAGGAAGACAAGTGTATGGAAATATGACCAGGTAATTGCAAAGCTTGGCAAAATGGATTTGCAAAAAGAATTTGGAGTGGTATTAAAAATTAAAAGATAATGGCTATAAGCTTAACAGTTCAACCTACAAGTATAAAAGGGGCATTGAGTTCAATGCTTTATCAAGCATACGATACAGACTATGCACAACCTAATTTCGTTTACCAGTATAGAATATATGTATGGAGTGGGACAACCACAATCCCAGCTTCACCAATAGCGGAAATCAATAGGCTTCCAGATACATACGCTGGCAATCGAAGTTGGGTTGACATAAGCAAAATTGTAACTCAATATATATCAGACAATTTTTTAACCATTGGAGCATCCACATCAACCATTGGAAGCGGTGCGGTTTATTGTGCGGTTAAGGTAAACGGATTTTGGGGCGGTGGTTCATCGTCTCCAGTTACAAGCAATGTTATTTTAGCTACTAAAGGTTACGAATATACACTTGAAGGTTTTAACCAGGCAACAACTAAACGAGTTTTAACAGATAGAACAACGGTTTATCTTACCACAGAGACGCAATACGATTATATCTGGTATGATGCAACAAAGATTACAAGCATAGTTTGTGGCACAAGCACTATCACTCCGACTGCGGTAACCAATTCAAGCACTTATATCCAAGCCGTTGAGTTAAAACAACTCATAACGGCTGGAGGTACTTGGGGATCGGATATCAATATCGTATTTAATTACTCTGGTGGAAGCCAAACAATAAATGTCAAGTTTGATTGCCCAAATAAATACGGCACTACAACCATCTTATTCAAAAATAGATATGGCGTTATTGAGGGTTATTCATTTAATGCAGTGAGTAAGGTTGCAATGACAACCACAAAAGAGGAATATTACAAAGGCATATATGCTCAAACTAATATGGCAGAGGCCTGGACTTATGGCGTTGGAATTAAAACTCCGTACAATATTCAAGGCGTATACAAACAACTTGCAAATACTAATTGGATTCCAGAGGCTTATGTCGAATATTTCCAACAGTTGCTTTTAAGCTCCGCAGTATTTGTTTATTACAATAGCAAAACCTATGCTTGTCAGATTACTGATTCAGCCTTTGATAAAAAGACGGCTAAAAACGACAAGCTAATTATGTATACTTTCAACTTTGAATACGCTCAACCACTAATCAATAGCATAGTAAGATAATGTTGTATTTTTCGCTTATTATAGATGGTAAACTGGTTGACTTGTTTCAAGATGAATCAATCCAATTAAATAGACAGATAAAAGACTATTCAAAGATTGACACAGTCTTTACTGACTTCTCACAGAACTTTACCATCCCAGCTACAGAATCAAATAACAAGATATTTCAAAACTATTTTGATGAAAATGTCCTTTTGCAAAGCTGGAATCAGAACTTTGCCTTAACTGGTGAAATATATATACACGGCTTGCCAGTTTTTACTGGCGAAATTGAATTGCTTGAGGTTAAATTTAAAGACGGACTTCCAAGCTCTTATAACATTGTATTCTATGGGACAAGTAAAACGCTTTTAGTAAATTGGGGCGAGAAGACATTGCCTGAAATTGATTGGTCAAACTACTTACATACGATTAGCAATGCTTTAGCAATTTCATCTTGGACTGGCGGTATTTTAGGTGGATCAATTATTTGGGACTTAAAAGACTACGGATACGGATATCGATATTGCAAAAAAAGTGGTGGAGTAAGCTACGACATAGGCGTACAAAACACAATCAACTATAAAGGATTAAGACCATCAATTTTGCTTAAAGATATGATTGAAAATATCTTTACGGCTGAAGGGTTTAGTTTAGGGGGTACATTATTATCAAGACCAGAGTTTGAGTATCTATATGTAACGCCACAAGAAGCTCCAGGTAGTTATTTTGACCGTATCAATGGTAATAACTATGGTAACTTTGAGGCGAATGATTCAGCACCGCAGAATATATATAGGCCTACAAGCACTTTAAATACTTGGTTTGCTTTACCAGTTGGAAACACAGTAATAACTGGCAATACAAGTGGGGCTTGGAATAATGCAACCTATACTTATACTTGTCCTGAAACTGGTCAATATAGCTTTGGTATTAATATTACAAACTATACGCCACTAACCCCGCCGTCATTCACACCAACGCTTGGCGTTAAAGTAACTGTAAATGGCAAAACAAAAGGCTTTTATCAAAACAAAACGGCTGCACAATGGACCAGTGGTGGCCAGCAATTATGTTATTTTTTAAGATTAAGCAAAGGGGATGTTGTTCAATTCATTTACAATACACCAGTTGATGCGGTTGTTGATGGTAGCATTTCTTGTTTAGTGTCTCCGCCTACAAGCCAAGTGCTTGTTGATATGGCCAGAGTAATGCCAGAAATTAAGGTGTCAGAGTTTTTTAATTCAGTGCTTCAAATGTTCAATGCGGTATTAGTGCCGTCGAAAACATATAATTTTGAATTGCATAACATTGAGGATTGGTATGCACTTGGTCAGAATGTTGAGTACACCGAATTTATAAACTTTAAAAATCTTACCCATAAGAAAATGCCAGTGCCATCGTCAATTACGATGAAACACAAAGAGGGTGAAGCTTTACCACAGACATTCTTTAAGACAACCTATAAACGAAACTTTGGTGATATTACCTTTAGACCAGATGTTGATTTTAGCGATGAGCCAATTGAATTTGAAACGGTCTTCCAGGTTAACCCAATCACATTAATTCAAGAGGTTGACACATCGGGGAATATGATCAGCAATACGGACATAGAAATGCCGTTTATCATTAATTCAGAAAGCCAAGGGGTTGATCAAAAGTTGATTCTATTTTATAATGGGCGAAATACAAACCTAAAAACAGTTAACAATACTTTTTATGTAGGCACTACGATAATCACTCAATATCCGCCATCATCACCTTATAGCGGTTATACTACAAATTCTTATTCAACTGCATTTGGCCTTGAAGCTTCATTGATTGGTAATATGCCAAAGAACTCAATGTACTGGCTTTACTGGAATAGATATTTATCAAGGCTTTACTCAACAAGAAGCCGTATTGTGATTGTTGATGCGGTAATACCAGTTGGCGTTTGGTTAAATATGAAGCTAAATGATAATGTAGCTATAAGCGGCAACTATTATAAAATTCAAAAAATACAATATGATTTGTTAAGCCAAAAAGCTGTCATTGAATTGATCACTTATCCGAATGTAAGCAATTTGGAGATAACCACAACGGTAGGCAAAAAGCCAACATTTACAACTTTGGTTGCAACGGACAATGGCAAGACTTTCATTGATGGGAATCCAATCCGTAAAGCTTTATCCAATTCCATTGAGAGCGGTGGAATATATGAAACTGATGCGATTGATATTGCAACATTCAATATATCTGCTCAATCAATGATAACTCCGATAATGGATAATATACTTCCATTGGTTTCACTTAACAAAGTAACGATGTGGAATTATTCAAGTTTACCAATTACAGTTACACCAACGGCCCAAGCAATAAATTTAACAGATGTCGGATTTGACGGAGACCAAAGGTATTATACTTATGACCTTGCAAATAGCCAGATAACAATCAATACATCTGGGCAATATCGTATCAATGTTAATTTGGTAATAAACAATAGCTCCAGTGCGAAGGTTGGGTGGGAAGTAAATATTGATGGTGTGCAAACGGAAGCTTATCAAGAAACACACGCCAATACAATATTGTCAATTAATCTTATTGCAAGTGCAACTATTGGCGAGAATCAAGTTGTTAAGTTAAGGACTTATACTCTGGACGGATCAACTAAAAACATAAATATCCATAGGATATCATTTACAATAGAGCGTATAATATGATCAGCGAAATAATAAACTTGGCACAATCAAACCGATGGGTTGGGGTTTCTGAAAATGTGGAAATTGCCAAAGGTAAAAATAAATTTATAAGAAATTGGAAGCAACTGTGGAATCAAATTAAAAGAAGATGGCTGAAGAAATAAAATATAATATAATTGCCGATACATCCCAGGCACAAAAATCATTCAGTAAAATGGAGGATTCTGTCAAAGGATTGGATAAATCTTTGGACAAAGGGGAGAAGGGCCTTAAGGATGTTGGCAAAGCTGCTGATTCATCTAAAAATAAACTTGCAAGTTTAGGCGGTTTGATAAAACAAGGCTTTGGTCTTGGAATAGGTATAAAACTGTTTGATACATTTAGCCAAAAGCTAATGGAGAATGAGAGGGTTGCCAAATTATTTGAGGCAGCAATGAATGTGGTCAAAGGTGTTATCAATGGCGTTGTTGAGGTTATTGGACCAGCTATTGACTGGATGGCTAAACTATTTAAAGAGCCTAAAGTATGGTGGGATGATTTGGTTGATTCACTTAAACGAGGCGGCCAATGGATTAAAGACAATTTAATTGACTTAGTATTAAACAAATTTGTTGAGTGGGCTAATAATGCTCAAATAGCGGTTTTAAATTTAAGAAAGGCTTGGAATGAATTTACAAATGATACTGAAGAGGCTGCAAAGATAACCCAACAAATAACAGATTTACAAAACCAAAATATTGAACTTGCAAAGCAAAACGCTAAAAAGGTTGAGAATATTAAAACGGTTGTCAATGATGTTGTTGAGTTTACTAAAAAAGCGGTTACTACAATAGGCAAAAACATTAAAAATGTAACTGACAACCAGGACTTTTTATTGACTTATGAGAAAAACTTGGGCAGATTACAAAGAGCTTACCAAAGGATTGCAACGGAAGCTGAAATTGAAGCTGAGAAAACAAGACAAAGAAGGGATGACGAGAATGTAAGCATACAAGATAGAATAAAAGCCAATCAAGAATTAGCGGTTGTACTAGAAAAAAACAAGCAAAAGGAAATTGCGGCACAAGAATCCATTATTGCACATATGCAAAAGGAATTGAGTATTAAAAAACGCAATGCGGAATTAAGCAATAGAATCGAGGAGGAAAAACTAAAGCTTTTTGAAATTGAAAATAAGTACACTGGGCAACTATCTGAACAACTATCGAATATCAATGGTTTAAGAAATGAGGAATTTGGCATTTTAAAAACAACTGCTGACGCTAAGCAAGAAGTCTATAAGATGGAAGTTGAAACCAACGCTGAATTGGAGCGAAATGATGTTAAAAGACTTCAAATGCAGATTGATAATGTTGACCTTGTATATAATAAAAAGGTTGAAGCTTTAGATAAAGAACTTGCACTTGCTAAAGAAGGGACTGCCCGTTATGCTGAAATACAAGCCGAAAGAATGGTTGTTGATGCTGAGTATACAAACAACAAAAAGAAGCTATCTAAAGACTTGGCAATGGCTGAGAAGGCCCAACAATATGCCCAACTAGATGCAACCAAAACATTCTTGGCTGGTGCTCAAGCATTATTTAAAGAAAATAGTAAAGCTGCTGTTGCTGCTTCAATAGGCCAAGCGGTAATTGATACTTATGTTGCTGCAAACAAAGTGCTATCCGATCCATTAGTGCCATTCCCTTTTAATATTGTTGCTGCTGCTGGTATGGTTGCCACTGGTCTTGCCAATGTAAAGAAAATTTATGAGGCTTCAAGTAAAATGGGAGTTGATACTGGTGGGGGCGTTGGTGGTGGTTCAACTGGAGGCCCATCTATTGGCGTGGTTGGTGGCCAGGTTGATTCATCAACACAAGTTGCAAGAAGCGTTCAAGGGGCTATTGGTGGCCCACAAAAAGCGTATGTGGTAGGTAACGATGTAACAAGCCGACAAAGTCTTGACAGACGTATAAGCCAAAATGCAACATTAGGGGGATAATTAATTTTATATATATGCAAAAGAAAGGGATAAAAATCGAAATGGCTAATATTAATGAGATAGCCGTTAAAACACAAAAAGCCAAAGTTGATATTGATAATTTCAACAATGAAGTTGCAAAAATTCAATCACTTGCAAAAACCCAATCTATAAAAGGGGATGGGATTATTAGTGCTTTAGAAAACATATTAGATGATTATAATACTTTGTCAGCTGATTTTAAAAAGTTAGGGATAGATCCACAATCTTATCCAGAAACTAAAAATGCTAAAGATATTTATTATAGTTATTATAATGGTGTTAAACAATTAACTCAAGAATTAAAAAATATTCTTTAATATATTATGATTAAAAAAGGTTTAAAAATAGAAATGGCATTGATTGATGATGCTAAATCGGTTGATGTAAATTTTAATAAATATGCTCAACAAGCTGCTTCCGATGCTTCAAAAGCTATTAACATTGTAACAAATGCAATTAAAACTTTAAATTTAGCAATGGCAGAAGCTGACAAGGCTGAAAAAATTTATGCTGAAATAGAAAAAAGCGCTGCTTCACTAGGCATCAAACCAACTGATTTGCCTTATACTATTTTAGTTAGAGAAGTTATAATGGATTCAGCTCAATATGAAGATTTATTAGCTGCTTTAAAATCTGCTGAAAAAGCACTTAGTTCAACTGGATTCTAATGCAAATACTTGAGTTATTACTTGATGAGGATCAAATGGCAAGTGGTATCGATGCGATCAGTATCGTAAAATCACCAGCCATTGAATCTAACTTCGTGGCACTTAATAACCACAAGGTAAAATTTGCCACTGTTGATGCTGAAAAAAGAATCTTATTAGGCCCAGCATTAATACCAAACAAACCTATTTACAGAAACCAGGATGGGATGGAGTTTTATTGTTACTTCTCAAGAGCAACTGTAAAGAAGGCTTCAGAACTTTACTTACAAAGAGGTAATCAAGGCCAGGCAACTTTAGAACACGCAGTTAAAATTCAAGGCTTATGTCTGGTTGAATCTTGGGTTAAGGAAGATATGGAAATGGATAAGTCCGCTTTATATGGAATGACTGATCCAATCGGTACTTGGATGGTGGCAATGAAAGTTGAAAACGAAGAGGTATGGAATGACTATGTAAAAACTGGACTTGTTCAAGGCTTTAGTATAGAAGGTTATTTCGTTGACAAAGGACAAAAGTTATCTAAACAGTTAACCGATGAAGAGGCCAAATTACAAGAGGTAATAAGCATCTTGAATGAATGGCAAAATTGTAACAATAAAAAAAAATAAGTTATATATAATATGAACGCAAACGAAACATTAAACAGAGTGATGGTTGCTTTAGGCATTAAAGCCGAAGCTCCAGCCGTTGAAGTTAACCTTGCATCAATGAAAACAGAAGATGGTCAAGCTACATTTGACGCTGACACTTTTGAAGTTGGTTCTGCTATCTTTGTAGTTACTGAAGATGGTAAAATCCCTGCTCCAATGGGTGAATACGCAATGGAAGATGGCACGATTGTATCAGTTGATGACAAAGGTTACATCGTTGAAATAGCTACTAAAGAGGAAGAAGCTCCAGAAGCTGAACCAATGATGCCTGAAGCTATGCAAAACGAACCAATGAAAGAGCAAATCATCGAAGAGATGGCAAAGCCTAAAAAGTTAACTGAAACAACAACCAAAGTAAGTGAGTTTTCTGCTGAAATTTCTGAAATTAGAGAAGAGTTAAATGCTCTTAAAATGAAATTGTCAAGTGTAACTGAAGAGCGTGATGAGTTAGTATCTCGTTTAGCATCTGAAGAAGCTCCAAGATCATTCCACACTCCAGAGGCAAGCCCAGTAAATTCAATCAAATTCAAAATCGGTGAGAAAAGAGCTGAATCAGTTACTGACCGAGTTTTCAAACAATTATTCAAATAAAAAAACAAATAAAATGAAAGATTTAAAAAACATCAAACTTTCTGGCCCTACAGTATCTCCAAATACTTATGCTGGTCAGTTCGGTAACGAATATATCGCTGCCGCCCTTTTGAGTGGTGAAACTTTAGCAAAAGAGTTAATCACTTTACACCCTAATGTTGCTTACAAGCAAGTTATCCGTAACTGGCAACAATCAATCAGCGTAACTGATGCTACTTGTGATTACACTGATTCATCTTCTATCACTTTAGGTGAGTATGTGTTAACTACCGTTGAGAAGCAAGTTAACTTAACTCTTTGTAAGAACAACTTAAGAACAACTTGGGAAGCTGCTCAAGCTGGTTACTCTGCATTCGAATCTTTGCCTGCTACTTTTGAACAATTCTTATTGGCTCAAGTTGCTGCTGAGGTTGCTCAAGAAGTTGAAAAAGGTATCTGGAAAACAAATATGTTTTACACTGGTGGTATGGTTAAATACTTAACTGATAACTCTGCTATCACTCGTACTTTCTCTGGTGCTACAACTTCAGCGAATGTTGTTGCTCGTTTACAAGAAGCTTTGGATTACTCTCCAGCTGCATTGTATGGCAAAGAAGGTTACCAATACTATGTTGGCCCAGTTACAATGAAAGCTTACCAAGCTGCTTTATCTGCTGGTAACTACAACTTCCAATTCTATGTTGGTGAGAAGCCTATGAATTTCCAAGGTATTCCAGTTACTTTATGCCCAGGTTTAACTGATTCTGACTGTATCTTAGGTCTTAAATCAGATTTACACTTTGGCACTGGTTTATTGAGTGATCAAAACGAAGTGAAGGTTTTGGATATGTCTAATTTAGACGGCTCACAAAATGTGAGAACCATTATGAGATTCACTGGTGGTATCATCGCTACTAACCCAACTCAACAAGTTGTAATTGATGTAACTCCGTAATAATTAACTGAAACATTAACAATAAGGGGTGGGCCAAAACCCGCCCTTTTTTATAAAAAAAATAAATAATAAAATGGCTTGTAATACAATAGACGCAAGACTTGAACCTTGCAAAGAGTATCTTGGTGGGATCCAAGGTATGTTTTTAATTCCATTCGTTTGGAGTGATGTTATCACAGTTGACGCTTCAGGTGCGGTTACTAAAATTGCTCAATCTGGTGGCGTTACTTTAGATACTGGATATTTTTGGGAATTGAAAGGTGCAAACAGTTTCACAGACACTATCACTTCTTCAAGAGATAACGGCACAACTTTCCACGAATCTAACTTAACCGTTAAATTTAAACCAAAATCACAAGCAACTCCTTGGTTAGATACTAAAGATGTTGAAACTTTAGCAACTGGTCGTTGGAGAGTTGTAGTTTGGGATCGTAATGACAATTTCTGGTTATTAGGTGAGGAATTTGGTTGTGATGTAACAACTGGTTCTGAAGATTGGGGAACTGCTTTAGGTGATGCAAGAACATACACTTTAAGCTTTATGGCTTCAGAGAAGTATGGCCCAAGACCGTTGGCTGCCGTAACTTACGCTGGCTTGTCAACTATCTTTACTCCAGATGTAACTCCATAATTAATAAGTGTACATAGGTGAGAAGGGGGCAGAGATGCCCCTTTTTTATTGTAACAAAATGAGGCCTTTAGGTTTTATTGAATATGGTTATCAATTCAAGCTCGACAAGTATATCATTTCATCCGCTTATTGCGTTTGATGGTTTGCCAGTAACACTTGAAATTGAACATAAGGCCACCAAGACATTAGTAACTGCAACTGTAACGCCTACAATAGTGGGGACTAAAGTTACATTGACATTGCCATCACTTGCCACAATCAATGCAGTGGCTAATCAATTAGACGAATTAAACATAAGAGTAATCCAATCGAGCAAGATGTATTTTGAATACCTGGCTTATTGGATTGTTGGTTCTATTGACGAGTACAGACAATGGAAGTCTTGGTCAACTACAAACACAAACAGTAAAAACTGGATCACATTATAATGGCTACACGCAAAAAAAATATTCCAAGTTACCACATCATCAATATGGCTGGTTATACAAGTCCATCTATTGTTGAGCAAACAAATAAAGATTGGGTTGAGTACGGTGCTGACAATAACTACTATCAATACTTAATTGATTTGTATTATAGTTCACCTACAAACAACGCTTGTATCAAAGGTAAAGCCGATATGATATACGGCTATGGCCCAGAGGTTGTTAAAGCTGATCGTCATTTAAAGGGTTATTTAGATTTTAAAACCATCTTCCAAAATGAAGAGGTTAAAAAGTGCGTAATGGACTTGACAATGTTGGGTATGTGTGCCTTCCAAATTGTAAAGTCTAAAGACGGTAAAAAGTATGTTCGTGCTTACCACTTCCCAATGCAAACTTTAAGACCACAGAAAGCCAATGATAAAGGCGAAATTGAAAAATGGTTCTATTGTGCTGATTGGAGTAAATTAAAGAAGGGCCAAAAGCCAAAAGAGTTCGCAGCGTTTGGTTATGATGACAACGCAAAAGAATGTATGATGGTTATTAAGCCATATTCAACTGGTAACTTTTATTTTGCACCACCAGACTATCAAGGTGGCACTCAATACTGTGAGCTTGAAGGTGAGATAAGTAACTACCATTTAAACAATATTAAAAATGGTTTAGCTCCATCAATGTTGATTAACTTCAATAATGGCGAACCAAGTGAGGAAATTAAAGATGCAATCGAAGCTCAAATCAATGCTAAATTCGGAGGAAGTTCAAATACTGGCAGAGCAATCGTATCATTTAACGAGAGTAAAGATTCTGCGGCTGATATCACTCCAGTTGCTTTAAGTGATGCTGCTGATCAATACCAATTTTTAAGTACAGAATGTATTGACAAAATTTTATTAGCTCACCGTATTACAAGTCCTTTATTGTTCGGTGTTAAAAATAGTGGTAATGGATTCAGCTCAAATGCTGAAGAGTTAAAAACTGCAAGTATTTTGTTTGACAATATTGTTATCAGACCATTCCAAAATCTATTAATTGATGCCTTTAATAAGGTCCTTTTAAAGAATGAAGTAATGGTTGACATATACTTTAAGACTTTGCAACCTTTAGAGTTCGTTGATTTAAGCGGAGTGGCTATTGATACCACAACCAAGGAAAAGGAATACGGCTTTTCTAAAGTTGAAATGGTTGAAAAAAAAAGTGGTGAAAGCAAAGAGGACTTTTTAGGCCGTTGCATTAAATATGTAGTAAACGAAGGCAAATCAAACGAGCAAGCATACGCTATTTGTATAAACAAGTGGAATATGGCAGCTGAAAATAAGGTTAGCTTTGATTTTGACGATACATTAAGCACAGATAGAGGCCAAGAGCTTGCAAAAAAAGAAATTGAGAATGGTGCAACCGTATTTGTAATAAGTGCAAGAGATTCTAAAGAAGGTATGCTTGACATTGCATCTGAATTAGGTATACCATCGTCAAGAGTTTATGCGACTGGTTCTAACCAGGCTAAAGTTGAGAAGATTAAAGAACTTGGAATTGAGAAGCATTACGATAATAACACCGATGTTATTAAAGCTTTGGGATCAATAGGCATTCAATTCTCTAAACCAAAGATGACTGAAGAGGATGAAAATGCTTGGTTAGCTTTCTTGCAAGATAAAGGCGAGGAGATTGACCTAAACGAGTGGGAGGTTATAGATATCCAAGAGGCAAATGATGAAGATGATCACTTTGAGTTCGGATGGGATAACCCAGATATGAAATCAAAGGATGATACTGGTATTTTTAAGATACGCTATAAGTATGGCCCAGACAGAGTAACTAAAAACTCAAGAAAGTTCTGCAAAGAAATGACCAACCTTTCAAAAAAAGGCATTGTTTATCGCAGAGAGGACATAAATATGATGAGTTTTAACGGAGTGAATGGTCAATTTGCCCCTGAAGGTTCAAGCAATTATAGTATTTGGAAGTTTAAAGGTGGTGTTTATTGCCATCACGCTTGGTATAGAGTAACATACAGACGCAAAACTGAAAATGGCAAGATAAAACCACTAACTTCAAGTGAGAAAAATTCAGACAAAAGGGATATGCGTAACTATGAGAAGGTATCTGATGCAACTGCAAATAGAGAAGGTGTGCCGTTTGCACCGCCAAGTTGGGATACGGCAAGCACTAAAACGATTGATTTACCAAACAGAGGAAGCTTAAAGAATAAATAAGATGCAAACGAATGATAATGTTTTACTGGTAACTAAAGAGGATATTTACAAGTATACTCAATTAAAAGGCAATGTCGATATTGACAATATTAGTCCTTTTATTAAGGTTGCTCAAGATATAGAAATCCAAGGCGTACTTGGTACAGTGCTTTATAGGAAGATTTTAACTGATGTAATGAATAACACATTAGCTGGTAACTATCTAACCTTAACAAGCTATTACATCCAGCCTATGTTGATCCATTATGCTATGGCTGACTTTGTGCAGTTCCATAACTATGAAGTAAGCAATGCTGGTATCCTTAAAAACAATCCAGAGAATACAGTTGTATTGGATAGATTTGAGGTTGAAGCTTTGGTAAAGCGTTACAGACAGATAGCTGAAACATACAGAAAGCGTTTAGTTGATTATATTACCTTGAATGTAGGTTTATATCCTGAATATGTGGCCTATCAAAATGGCGGAGAATATCCTTATAGCAAACCAACAAACTATACAACTTGGAATCTATGAAGAAACAGTATAAGCCAAAGGCGGATAATATTTCAAAATTAAAAGACTATTTTTTAAACTTAAAGAAAAATGAAAATGCGAAAAATATCAAAGGTTTACTTACACTATGTAAGTGATTTAACCAACACAAAAGATTACCACTTTGTAATTGATGAACTACCAAGCCAACCTTTGAGCTTGATGAGTGCATCGGCTATTGATGGAGACATTGAGGCCTTACACATTGCATCTTTGACAAGTGAATCTATGCCAATGTATGTGGGTGAAATTATGGAAGCATTGCAATTGACTTGCGATATTACCATCGTTGAGGAAACACCAAAGAAAAAGAAAAAGTGAGGGCTTTAATTCTTATATTGTTTTTTAGCAGTTGTTCAGCTTCTTGGCATTTACAAAGGGCTTTAATAAAAGATCCCTCATTGTTTAGACCAAGGAATTGGGTTATTGATACGGTATTGATGACTGATTCATTTCATAGCGTTGATACATTCACGCTTAATGAGGTTGACACATTCATAACGGATACTGGAAAGGTGCGATTGACAATTTATAGGAATAGAAACTTTTTTAAAACGGATATAAAGGTTAAACAAGACACGATAAGACTAACCAAAACAGTTGAATTGCCTCCACAAATCATTTATAAAAAGGGTGATTTGGGATTGAATTTAAAACTATTAATTTTGGGGATTGTTATCGGCTTATTTTTAAGATTATTATGGAAAAAAAATTCGTAACCCCATCAAGAGTGAACCCAAAGCCTGGTTCATCCAGAGCTTGTTTGTGCAAGGACAAGAATACCTACGACAAAAAGTGTTGTAATGGATCAATGTGGGCGCAAGGAATTGGGCAGATAACGAGGACTTTGCCGTAGTGTAACAATTTACAAAATAAAAGTATTATATATATGAGTATAAGTGCAACATCATTCTCGGCTGGATACACTGGTTGTAAAGTCGTTTCAAATACAAGTGCAAACACTGGCACATTTAGAGGTTTTGTGGTTAACGCTGATGCGGTTGTTTCAGCAATTCTTGATCAAGCAAGTGCATCTTTGATGACATCTTTAGGATTGAGTGGCGTAACCTTGAAGCAAGGGGCGTTTATTTGTGTGCCTGATGGTACATACATTAGCTCAATTACCTTGACAAGTGGTTCAGTTATAATGTACAATATCTAAGGATGTATTTCGGCCCATCAATAAGTGTAGGAAGGCGAGGTATCAGCTATGGGGATAGTGATGCCCAGGCTTTTATTGCTGCAACTGGACTGACTGGAACTACCGAAGTCAATGCGGTTAATAATCTTGTAGCAAATCTTAAGTCATACGGCCTATGGTCGAAGATGAAAGCTATATATCCGTTTGTTTCTGATACTTATAATTTATTTAATTATTCTCAAGATTTTGCAAACGCTGGTTGGGGCAAATCAAATGTAACTGTAACTGCTAACACTACAACTGCACCCGATGGGACTACGACTGCAAGCACCGCTCAAAACACTCAAGCTTCATCATATATATTCCAATCAAATTTGGCTTTATCAGCGACCACATATACTCAAAGTGT